GCAGTGGCTTCAGAAAAAAGGCTTTGCCGACCAGGAAATCAGCCAGGTGGTGGATCACCGGGTGCTGCTTGTGGTCGAGGAGGCGATGCAGGCCGACCGGCAGAAAGTGATCCGCCGGGAGGCTCAGCAGAAGCGCAGCAACGGCAATGGCATTCCCGTACAACCGCCCGGCGCTTCACGACAGAGGCCGGACAGTCGGGCAGCCCAACGCCGCAATGAAAAGATGGCAGCGCTCAAGCGTAGCGGCAGTGAAAAAGACGCGATCGGCTATCTCATGGAGATCCTCTGACAACCGACGCCTTACACCGCCTTAGGCAAGCGGCACCGCCACCGTCGCGACGACGGCGGCATTCCCTCTTGATGGAGCCTTCTCTATGGCAATTATCTCAGGAACCGCGACTACCTTTGCGGGTAGTCCAGGAATGCAGGGGCTCAGGGAGGACCTGAGCGACATGATCTACAACCTAAGCCCGTCTGGATTTCGGACCTTTGACGTAGTATGATCATCGCCTCTGTGAGGGGTGATGATGCGTGTTTCCGTTCAATGTGAGTGGTGCGGCAAAGAAGAGCGGGTGATCCCCGCAAGAGCGGTAAAATACCGCTTCTGTTCTTACGCCTGTAGAGGGGCGTGGCGTGCGGTCAACTGGCGTGGGGAAAATCACCCCAATTGGCAGGGGGAAAGGATACGCGAGGCGCTTTGCCAGCATTGCGGCAAGAGCTTTGCCTTCAATCCCTATGGGGAGTACGTCAACAAGCCTCATCAATTCTGTTCTCCGGAGTGCAAAAAGGCGGGTCAGAAACGCTATTACGGCGTTGAACATCCGCTCTACAATCCGAATTCTCGCCGGGCTAACCGACGAGGGCGGCACGGCGCATGGGCGCGCGCGGTCATCGGCCGAGATAGCGCTACATGTCAGCACTGTGGGGCAGCAGGTGTCGAACTCCACGCGCACCATATTATGTCGTACGAGCAATATCCCGAGCTTCGCTGGGAAGTTAGTAACGGGGTTACGCTCTGCTACCGATGTCATTGGGCGGTACATACTGCATCAGATGCAAACGGGGTGAATTCGGGGGATCTCCGACCGGGTAATGCCGAGGACAATCCCGAGCCAAGCTTCGGGCGAAAGCCCGTTGAAGGTGTAACGACTAGAGGCCGAGCCTACCGCCGATGGGATGGCAATTGCGAGGAATGCGGCAAGTTCATATCGAAGCGCTGGAGCGACACGGTCGGTAAGGCCCATCTCTTCTGCTCTCGAAGCTGTGCTTCCAAGTTCCAATGCAGGCGCCAATACGCCCCCAAAACGGCCATGGCAGTAATTGCCTCCACGAGCGCCCTGCCCGAAAGGGATGATATAGTCTGACCTGCCGGGTAACCGGTAGAAGTGCGGATAAAGAGCCGCACGATAACAGGGGTGGATACCCCATTCACCAGTAATGTCGGCCGTGGAACTGCCGACGCGGTTTATCACGAGTGGCAAACCGACAGTCTAGCTGCCCCGAATACTGCCAACGCGCAGTTCCAGGGCGACGACATTGCGACTTTTACTGCCGCATCAGTGACGACAAGGCTGGGTAATAGAACCCAGATCTCTAGAAAAGAAGTCATCATCTCGGCGACGCTGGACGCGGTGAACAAAGCCGGCCGGCGCACCGAGCTGGCCTACCAGCTCACCAAGCGTGCCAAGGAGCTGAAGATCGACATCGAAGCGATCCTGCTCTCGAACCAGGCCAAGGTCGTTGGTGCGGCGGCAACGGCGCCGAAAGCTGCCAGCGTGTTGAGCTGGATCAAGACCAACGTCAGCCATGTCGGCACCAATCCTACTGGAGACGGGACCGATGCACGGGTAGACGGCACGCCGCGGGCCTTTACCGAGGCGATGCTCAAAACGGTGATGGCGAGCGTTTACAACAACAGTTCGGAGGACCTCGACGTGCTGATGGTGGGCGCGTCGAACAAAGCGGTGGCCTCAGGGTTCGCCGGCGGCGCACAGAAGACCTACGACGTGTCGGATCGTAAGTTGGTTACCACGATCGACGTGTACGTGGGCGATTTTTCGACCGTGAGGATCATCCCCAACCGCTTTATGCGGGTGCGGGATGCGCTCCTGCTCAATTGGTCACTCTGGTCGGTCGATTGGTTGCGGCCGATCCGGCAGTTCGAGTTGGCCAAGACGGGCGACGCCGAGAAGCGGATGCTTGTGGGTGAATGGACATTGCGGGCCAACAACGAGGCCGGCAACGGAGCCGTTTACGACCTCACGGCGCCGTAACCGGACCTGAACAGAAGGAGGGACAACTCTGGGGTTGTTCCTCCTTTTTCATGGCGCGTCCGGCAACCGCTTAGCGCAGCGCGGGCACCATCGCCGTTCTGTCGCGACCAGGCCACGCACCCGCGCCCTCGGGTGGCCAAACAACCGGCACAACGCCCGAGCCCACCAGCTCGGCTCGACAACGACCCATTCATCGGTGACTTGCATGACCGAATACCTCCTCAACCACGATCTCCAGACTGGCATCTACGAGACCTTCGAGTACAACGAAGACACCGGCGACATAATTATTAGAAGATGGGCCGACGTGCAGCCGGTGCTGGATGCCAACAAATCCTTCCACTTAGAGAGCGACGGCAAGGGCAAGGATGCCTGGCTGGCGGCGCGCATCCCGGACAACATCGCGCAGGATTGGCTCACCCGCTTCGGCATCAACGCCTGGAAGGGCGAGCACTGGCCGATGGTGAAGAAGCTGCTGCAAGACCCCGAATGGCGGGATTTACGCCCCACAAGTTTTAAACTTTGAGTTATAATATGCGGCCTGACCGGGCGTTGCTGCGCCCGGCCAAGCCTAACCATCGGCAAGGGAGTGAGCCATGCCAGAGGCTGATGACATATTACCGCGATTTCGTCGCGCCGCAGCCCGTAAGGCCGGGCTTATGTATTATTTTACAGGCAAGCCTTGCCCTAAGGGGCACGTTACATATCGACTAACAAAAACTGCACATTGTATTGAGTGTGACGTATTAAAACGCCAGGCGTACAAAGCTAAGAATTTGGCGCATTGGCATGACAAATACGATAATGATCCGGAATTTAGGGCAAGTCAGCAAAAGCGTATTCGCGAGAGATGGAAAGATCCTAAATTTCGAGAGTATCGCCGTGAGTATCATAGAAGGCGATACAAAGAAGACCTAGCATTTCGTGAGATAAAAAAATTAGCAGCGATTGCCAATCGCAAAAATGGCGGTCATCGCTGGTCTACGCTTGGTGTTAGTCGAGAAAAATTTACAGAAATGCTTGCTTCCCAAAATAACTTGTGTGCAATTTGTGGTAATGCTCTGGATGGTGGAAAGGAAACCCATTTAGATCATAATCATAAAACTGGTAAAATTAGAGGTATTTTGTGTCGTGGATGCAATCACGGGATTGGTCACTTTTATGAAAAGATCGAACTGATGCGAAATGCCATTAGATACTTGGAGAAGTATAATGTGTAATTGCAAGCACCTGAGACCAACCAGTTTTAAGCTGTAGGGCGCATGGCACTTTCGACCTACACCGACTTGCGGACCGCCGTACTTGGCTGGCTAGCCCGGCCGGGCGATCCGTTGGTGGCACCGGCGGTGCCCGATATGGTCCGCCTGTTCGAGGCCGAGGCCAACCGGCGCCTCAGAACGATCGATGCCGAGCGGCACGCGGTTCTGACCATGGACACGAACGGGTTTATGGTATTGCCGCAAGATTGCTGGGCTATCCGGTCGGTCGCCTTGAACGGGCTGCAATTGCAGTTCATGCCGCCCGGATCGGAAGTGTTTTCGCAGCCCGGTGGCAGTCCCCGCTATTACAGTTTGCTCGGCTACAACCAGGGTGCGGAGGATGGTCAGGGCGGGCAATGGCTGGAGTTCTGGCTGTTTGTTGGTCCCACCGCCGGCGGCACTATCGAGTTGATGTATCAGGTCGGCGTGCCGCCGCTCGGCGCTACCAGGCCAACCAACTGGCTCCTGGAAACCCATCCCGATGCCTACACCTTTGGCACCCTGGCCGAGGCCGAGCTTTACATCGGCCACGACGAGCGGGCGCCGATGTGGCTACAACGGCGCGACGCGGTATTCGCCTCGATCGAGGCGTTTGACCGCAAGACCCGCTGGGCCGGCCCGATGCAGATCCGGGCGCACGGTATCCAAACCAGCGCCGGCAGTGCCAGCGGCGGGGCGGCGCCCGCTCCGGTTCCGTTACCGGTTGCCGAGGCGGCGGTGCGGGTGGTCAATCCGTTCTCGGGCGCCCTAGTGGTGATGTTGGCTGGCGAGCGGGCTTTGTATGTCGCTGGCGGTCCTCGCGCCGCCCTGACGATTTGGTTGCCGCCGGCGGAGCCGGACATGTTGGTGGAGATCAGTTTTGCCAACCCCGTGACGGCGCTGACGATAGCCGATGCCGGCGCCGCGCCCTTATCGCCCCCCGA